TAGTTAAACCCCCACCACTGGGTTGATTTTTTTGAAAAAACACAGGCCAAACATATATGCCTTGATCATCAGGACAGCTTGACCAGTAGGTGTTTACCGTTCGCACTACTGAGCCGTCAATCAAAATGCGACCATAAACCTTGCGATTGCCTCCGGTTTCGTTGCGGGCATAAAAATGATTAATGTACCCGCTGCCGTTAACGGTAACCATATTTGTATAGCTAGTGCCAACTGATGCAGCGTGTTCTTCGAATGACCCATACGAACCATGCCCCGACCAGTTACAAATATCTGAGGCGCTGGTTGATGTTACAGATTTAGAGCCGCCGCCACCAAAAAACTGCGCCATATCAGTTGTCATAATTAACCCACCATCCAATAACCAGCATTTGAGCTGTATCTAACTAATCTGAACTTGCCTGCCTGAGAAAGAGTCAGGGTTGTATCGTTTGAGCCGTTAGGTAAATAAATAATTGTGCCTACAACCGTAATTGTCACTGCCCCTTTGACGTTAATAAACTCAACAATGTCCCCTCTTTGGAAGGTAGAGCTAGTAAGTGTAAATGTTGGGCCATGGCTCCACTGCTGGATGATGTGATGCGCAAAGTCGCCGCGAGTCAGCGTGAGGTTACTGCTACGGTTATAGATGTAATTTATGGCACCGCCGTTTCTCGCTGTACTTGAGTTTGGTGATTCGCTGTTATTAGCGTTAGGCAGTAAGAAGTGATCGCCAGTATCGTAATCAACCGCGCCGCCGTCCATGTGAACAGGCTTGTTGAAATAGTGCTTCGATCTGTCCGTGCTGAAATGACAGAAGCCAGTGTTCTGCGGGCCTATCACTACAGAACCGCTAGTCGGGTTAACGCGCAATAAATCTAGTACATCTAAATAGGCCGTACCCGTGCCACCAATGCGCCGTATGTCTAACGATCCGTCTGTTGAGGGACTGATTCGCCACTGCTCGTTAGATCGGTTTAATTCTAGGTGGTTGTCGTAGGCGCTGTCTGTAATTGTGAGTTTTCCGCTCACCGATAGGTCACCGGCACCACTCAACGTCATGGCTATACCGGCGTTGCTGTTTGTATACCAGACATAATTGCCAGCAGTTGTGCCGTTGAGAAACCGCATATCGTCGGTATGGGCGTCAATGCTATAAGTACCCAAAGACCCAGCTGTCACTATATTTAGCTGGCCGCCTTCGTTACCGCTCGACGCACCGTTAAGCTGAAGGGTCCCAGATACAGCGCCCCCGACTGAGACAGTACCGCCGGCATAGTTAAGAGACAGGCCGTAAGCGGCGGATGATGTGAAGTTTTGCGCTTGAATGTAGCCTGTGCCAGTACCGTCAACACTAAACGACATCCCATAGCCGCCAGCAGTTGTGCTAATGATTGCGGCAGAATTTGCATAGGTACCTAAAGATGGTGACGCTAACGGGCCAAATACCTCTAGCTTTGCATTTCCATCTCCGCCAATACCTACGTTCTCACTACTGTCAATCGTAATCGCAGTACTTGAAGCGTTATCGTCGATACCTGTAGAGGTGAAAGTAGTAAACGTGCCTGCGGCGGCGGTAGAGCCTCCAATAACGGTGCCGTCAATTGTCCCGCCATCAATGTCTGGGGTGTTTACGTCAGGTGAGGTCAGCGTTTTATTTGTCAGCGTGTCAGTTGTTGCCCGGCCTACCAGCGTGTCAGTAGCCGGTGGCAGTGTTAGCGTGACATTGCCTGAGTACGCGCTGTGTGGTGATGATTGCAGCGCAGTGTAGTGGGCGTTGCTGACCTCGCAGTAGAACTTAATGTTACTGACCGACCCAGAGTTTTTCAGCCCGATCTCGCCAGACGCTATATCTACCAGCCCCTGCACCTGCAACGCATGGCTGAAGTCAAACGTGTCGTTAGTCGCATCCCACAGGATAGTGGCGTCAGTGCTGCTACTCACCGCATCCTGAATAGTAATACCCGCGCCATCAGCAGAACCTGATGAGTCGCCGGTCGAGTAGTTGAGGGTGATGTTTTTGTCTTCGACCTGGAGCGTGGCGGTGTTTAGGGTTGTAGTAGTCCCCTGTACCGTCAGGTCGCCGGTCACCGTAGCATCAGCCACCGTGATGTTGCTGTTGGCCTCTAGCTTGTCGCTGTTAAGGTTTGTGAAGTTGGCGTCTACCTCGTTATGCGATAGCGCCGACCCCTTCCCTGCACGCGTTACAATGGTAGCCATTAGTCAAGTGTCACCTTGAGGTTGCCCGCAGAAATACGCAGAATGTCGCCGGTGCCTACGGTTTTTGGCAACGCGGTTGTAAAGTCTGACGGGTCTGTTAACTGCGCGTGAGCCAGCATATTTCCACTAGTTGACGCATCAAAGATACCTGCATGAGTGATCGTACCCCACGCGGCCTGCGCCTGTGGAAACTCCACGTTTGCGCTACTGGCTGCTGTGGTAGGTGATGTGCCTGACACCGTAAAGGCCACAGACTGCCGTGCGTAGCCATTGCCAGACAATTCCGTACCAGCCGCACTGTCACTCCCGGCGGACGTAAAAAGCCCTACATAGACCGTTGTGGGCGCTGTGTAGGCGTTTCCGCCGAAAACGTGCTCCAGCACCTTGTCTTCTAAGTAATCTGAAAAACTCATCCTAAACCTCTCACTTTCATGGTTAAGCCGCTGCCTGACATTGATGCGGCATCACCTGCGCCATTTACCTTTGACACCGCTGCACTATATAGCTGCGCCCATACACCGACTCTGCCGTCTTCAGCCAAATACGGGGATGAATGCAATAGCGAGCCGTACAAGTAAACATCAGGGGCTTCACTCAATAACCAGTTGCTGGTATTCGCATCTGACAAAGCAGGGATCTTTTGGTAGTAAAGTATTTCGACATTGTATGTGCCATCCGGCGTAGGAAATACCTCAAAGGCTCTTTCAGCGTGTCTGTAAAACTTTGGCTCACCAGTAGCATTTTCAATGCCTTGCCGTTTATCTGCCATGGATGCACCCGACAACAGTTGCAGATTCCTAGTGCCGCTGGTTGTTAAATGAATCCTAATGGTCTCTAGCCAATCTGTTGGCCTAGCAAGATACTGGCTGTCTAGCTGCGCTGTGGCCCTGTTCTCCATCTCATAGTGGCGAATATCGCGGTAAATCTGCGCCTCTGCCAGCGTAATAAAGTCTGGTATTACCGCCGTCAGATCATCTCGATTTAAGAAATCTGCGATGGCGGTTTTAAGATTGGCGTAACTATTCAGCGCCATCGTCATAATCCTCTTCTGGCAGTCGAGGTATTAGCTCAATAACGGTAGGCGACATGGTGCCGTCACTGCTCGTCAGGTCAACCTCTGTAGCCTTGAGCTTCGGTTCAGTGTACGCGGCAATTTTGTCCCATGCGTCAATGCTCGCCTTGATGTCATTGGTTTCGCCTACTTCCGCCTTTTCATGCAGCCGAACGGCTTGCTCCGCCATACGCATGATCGGATGAAAATCATCGCCATACATTTCTTGCAGACGATTTAGCAGAAACGCCTTGTTTCTATTAGGACTTCCTTTTCTGCTTGGCACTACTTCGATCTCCTCTTGCCGCTTGCTGTCACGGCATACTTAATTCTACCTGGTCCTGTCTTCTGACTTGACGCACGGCGCTTTTCTGCCGCCGTCATTTTTTTGGCAACCTTCTTCGGTCTGCAAGCTGGGTAAGGTCGGCTACTCTTTTCCTTGCCTGACCGACCACACTTCTTGCCGGTCTTTATATCTACCCAATCTTCCTTAAACCACTTTGTTAATCCGCCAGAAGGCTTTGCCATCAGTATTTACCGCCGCGCTTTTTGTACTCACGCACAAGCCATGCATTTGCATAGGCGCTAGGGTAAACGTCAAACTTCCGTTTAGCCTCAGACTTCACCCTTGCATATAACGCTTTGTTCTTAGGCGTTGGCGACTTAGACTTTTTTGGTTTACTTTTTGCGCGAGCCACTGTAAGCCCTCTGCTTCTTCTTCCCTTTCTTCATTGGCTTCTTTTTCTTTCCATACATATAACCGGGCATATCACTTCCATCCTTTTCTTGCAGTTGATTGAGCTTTTTTGCTTAATTCACCAAAATGATACAAACGCTGGCTAGACTTATTATGTGTCTTGCCTGAATGCAACTGCCCGTTAGGCATCTTGTGCATCCCGCCTTTGTGCTCCTTGCCGTCCTTTGTGTAGTGCTTGACTCCCATTGCCATATCAATCACCAGTTTTTGCAAGACCAATATCTTGCGGTTAGCTTACTAGGCTTACTAGTATCACACTTGTGCCTAGCCCTGAAAGATTTACGTCTGGCTGGTTGGTTTTTTTTAATTTTCATGTTGGCATCACCAAAACGTATGGTTTTCGTTTTGTCACCCTCTTTAGCAACTACAACAAACTTTTTTGTGGGGTGATTAGGTGTTCTTTTTGGCTTATTGTAAGCGCTCACTCCGGCTCTAGCCAGCTTACTGTCTCGCTTCTTCATTAGACAACCCCCGCTAATTTACGCCGCAGCGGCTGTCCCCAATCGGACGTTTGCCTGTATCCAACCGCTAAATACCTAAACGCATCTGCTGAGTGACTTGACCAATCGTGTGCCGGGCGACCCTTCCAGACTCGATTAACGTCATCATATTCTCGGTGATAGGCTCTCAACGCCTCTACACCATGACTACACTTTTCAGCATCAAACCAGCATGACCCCAGCAAAGATCGGACTGCTTGGATTCCGTCATCCACATTCAACTGTGGCGCTATAGTCACATTTGTTAATCCCAGCATTTGCAAAGTCTCTAGCCGGGACTTTCCTGATCCTAGCTCTCTCACCCTAACATCGTGCGGTAGGATGTGCTGGCTATACACATAGCCTTTCTCCTGCAAGAACCGCACATAATGGTCAAGCCCTACACCTGACGCCTCATAGTGGTCAATCAACCTAGTTTCTGGGCCAATCTTCTGCGCAAACCAAATAGCAGTGCTATCTCCAACCCCCAGGTCCCATGCAGTAATGACAGGTGCTGCCCGCTCATACGGAACTGATGTAATCCTGCCCTCTGCGTTTGCGTCTCGCATTTCCACAGAATAGTAAGCACCATCGTGGAATGTCAGGAAGTTACCCTCCCAAATATGGTCATAGCTCTGAGGACGCTTTTCAAAGTCCTCCATCCGCTGTTTTTCTAGCACTTCGGGGAAGTAAGGGTTATCCCGCCAGTTCATCTCCGTAATACGACAATCATCTGGCGTGTCTACACGGAAACGCTGGTGCGTGGCTGACAGCTTACTTTCTGGGTTCCACGACACCCAGACTTCAGAGTTTTCCTCCCGCACTGTCGGTAGCAGCTTGTCCCACGCCATGGATGACACGGTTTCTGCCTCATCTACCCAACACAACAGAATACGCGCCCTAGACTTAATGCTGTCTAGGTTCCTGCGCAAGCCTGCAAATGTGAATTCTATGTTGCCGTCTTTAGATCGAATGTACCGCTCACCCACATCGTAGTAGTCACTAAGCCATTCGTAGGACTGTATCGCCCCAGCGACCTCAGTAAATGAGCTATCAATCAGGCTGTTCATAAACTCACGGGCGCACAGAATCTGCCCTTTGCGACCCTGATTGCCCCATATAAAACCGCGCACCGCAGCCATAATGGCAAAGCTACGAGACTTGCCAGACCCCCTGCCGCCATACGCACAGCGATACCGTGCCTCACCTGAAAACAGGTCAATCAGCTTCGGTGGTAGCTCTATGGTGGCAACATTAGACATCGTTACAGCTTACCCTCTACAACGCGGAGTTTTTTGAAATTAGGGTCATTTAGCTTTTTCAGTATCAGGCGTTTGCGGCCCTCGCTGTCTTCCCACGACACACCCTCTTCCTTCATCCACTGCTCAAGCAGGTGCATGGGGATAGAGCCTACACACCATGAGTCCTTGTGCTTACCAAGGCCCATAGACCGTAATGCTTGCGTTCTCTCAAGGTATGGGTCGTTTGAGTATGAAGACCCTACCGTGAAAGTGCCGTCATGGTTGTCCTGAAACTTCTCTTTGACTTTCATCTTTCTTTGGCCTTCCTCTCTTGCGCTTTACCTCTGTGACCTTTTCAACCTGCACCCCAAGGCTATCGGCAACTTGCTCGCTCAGCTCAATTACATCCCCTCGCGCAAACCTTTTGCCGTCTAAAAGCAGTGTGCTTATCACTACCTTGTACATAAATTCTCCAAAAAAGGGGGCGGCGAACCGCCCCAAACCCACTCATTAACTCGTGGTGTTGTCAGCAATGATGCCGCTGGCCTTCTCATTCTTACAAATGAGAGTGAGCTCAGTGACAACCTGACGGCGAGTTGAGTCGCCTGTCTTTGCAAGTTCGCTGTTCTTGGTCGGGCGCAGAACGCCAACCGACCACATATCGTCTTGCATGATGAACACATCACGGCTTCGGTTTTGTCGAGATGGTACAAACTCAACAGCACCCCAGGGCGTGACGTAAACATCCATGTGCTTAACGACTCGCTCATCTTCAGCCTTGATGGTAGATCGCTGGTTATTGTTACCAGTGAATGCCAGCGCCTTGTTCATTTGGAACGCGCTAAGGTAAACCGTATCCGGCTCCCCGCCCTGCTCCCAAATAGACTGCATTACATTGTCAAACTTAGTTTGAGAGAACGCAGTAGGCGTACCGTCATCAGTACGAGCGTTGCTGCCCGTTCCGTTCGGGTTTGCACCACTGTTGCCGTTTTGGAAATCAACATTAGTGATCAACCAAGCAGGCGCACCAGCGAGCTCACGCGGAGTAGAGGCATCGCCTGCTACAGCGGCGTTGTTGTCAAACAGAGCTTTCTCAATGTCCAGCTTCTGCTCTTTGGCTGTCTTCAGCATTTGATAGCCGATTTCAGCCGCTCGTCCCGCTTTCTTCAAGCCTTCGTCCGTATCAGGGATAACGGTTGCGTTCTTGAAGATTTGGGTGCGGTTAGTCAAACGGGTTGTGGCGGTTCGCGCCTCAGCCGTTGTCTCGTCGCCTTCAATATGCGCATTGCTGGTGGCGGCTCGCAAAGAGTCCGTCTGCCATTCATGCAGCGTATTGGTGGCCTTAACCTTCTGACAGGTGCTGTAGAAGGGGGTATCGCTAGGTGAAATATCGTAGATGATATCTTCCAGCGACTCTCTAATGCCGACAGAATCATAACTGTCGAACGTGTTGGTCGGCTGTGCCATGGTTTAGTACCTCATTTAAGGATTAAGTTAAGAGCATCTTCAATGCTTCCGCTCTTTTTCAGTTTCTGCCGCGTTTCCTTAGCCGCGCTTGCTTTGGATGCTGTCTTTTTAGCTCCAGGTTTAACGGTTCGCTTGGACTTAGGCTTGACCTTTTCGGCGCTCTTTGACTGAAGCTCCTGATACTTGATGGCGTCATGCAATACTCTGATTGCACGATGGTCCATCACGGCAGAAATTTCGTCAGGTTGATAGCCGTAAATCTCCTGACCCATGACCATCAATTTGTCACGGGTTTCGGCAGCCCTAGTCGGCTCGCTAAACTCAGGCATCAAAGCCTGTAGCGTCTCCATTTCGCGTGATAAGTACGCTTGTTGCGCAGCTTGTTCTGCCTGACTCTGCTGTACAGCTTGTTGCTGGAGCATTTGAATCTGGC